CACAACTCGTGTAAACGTTCCCTGATTCAGAGATGGGTTCAGCGTGGTAATCGCGTCCTTGATTGCGGGTGTGGTCGCGGTGGTGATCTTCACAAATGGAAGGCGACGGGTGCTGTCGTGTTTATGATTGACCCTGATGAGGCGTCACTTCAAGAGGCGGAACAACGTGCACATGATATGAACTATGGTGTATGGTTTCTTGGAACAGGGTCGATCGTTCAAGCCGCCTTTGCCGGTCCATTTGACGTCGTGTGTTACAACTTTTCTTTACACTACATTTTCGAAAATCCAGAAACGTACGATGTTTCCATCAAGGCGTTAGGAGCTGCTGTTCGACACGGAGGGTACTTGATCGGTATCACACCCGAAAAAGCACGGATCGAAGCCCTCGTCGATGCATATGGACATTTCAAAGACCGTTTGGGAAACGAGTGTTCACTTGTTCAAGGTGGACGACGTGCAGTTGTTCGACTCGTGGATGGACCGTTCTATGCCGATGGTGGACGTGAAGAGCCCATTCTTGATGCAAATACGCTCGTTCAGGGTTTGACGTCTGTTGGGTTCAAAATCGTTCAGTGGACACCTATGATTGATCACCCGAACGGTCTCATTTCAGATATGTACTCGACATTTGTGTTTCAAAAAGTTTCTGAGTAAAGAGAAGGAGAAGAAGGGAAAATGATATTTTTCCTTTACGTCATTGTATTGTTCATCGTTCAGGTGCTTGTATGCATATTTCACAAAGAACCCGATGCGTTGACCCAGCTGAAACAGAGGTATTGGGCAACACTTGATATGTTGCGTCAGACGGGTGATCCCATGTGGAAAGACGTGTTGCGTCCATCAATCATCACAGGTATGCGTGATTGGACAAAGGCACGAGGTCCTATTGGTTCGAATGTCAATAAAGGGTATGAAATTTACATCTGTTTAGATGGAAAAACGGATGTAAACTCAGCAATGTATGTGTTGATACATGAGTTGGCGCATATGAGTGTACCCGAGTATGACCATACAACCAAATTTTGGGAAAATTTCAAAAAGTTAAAGGATTTATGTATCAGTGCAGGTTTGTATACTGCAGCAGGTGAGCGCGGGTATTGTGGGGATACCATCCGAGATTGAAAGGCGGGCGACGGAGTCGCCCTTTTTTCTCGTTGTTCTCTACGCAACTGGGGAAGTACGGTTCAGGGAGCTCCGCTTTCCCGGGCCCCGAGCCTCGTTGTTCTTTAGAAGTACGACTCCTACGGAGTCGGGACTCAGGCCCTCTCCGCAATGAACTTCTTTAGGATATAAAACACGAGAGCTGCGACGAGTGCCGTCACGGCCAAACCAGTCAGGGACACGTCACCAGAGTCGCCCACGAACTTGGGCACCATCCCTCGGAGACGTTCCTGGACGGGCTTGGAAAAGGCGACGACGGCAGCAGCACCTGCAAGTGCCGCTTGGAACTGCTCGTCCGTCAAACCGAACGGGTTCTTCGAGGCGCCTGCGCTCTTCTTCTGGGGCGCTCCTGCGATGCGTGCAGATGGTCCGGCCTGTTGCTCACCGCCACCACCAGGACCGTACGCGGGACCACCCATCACCTCGTTCTGTAGAACCTCCTCGATAGGGGTTGAGAAATCAGCCATTTGAGATTCGTCAACGTTTTTTTCGGGCGCGACTGTGCGCAAAAGTCCCTGGGGCACAGTCTTTGTTGAGGGTTCAGGCTGACGTGCCAATTGTTCATTTACGGGCATTTCCTCTGAAGGTGGAATCGGACTTGATAACGAGTCCACGTTCGGGTCGTAGGTCAACATATTTCTACTTCAAAATTGAGAAAAATCGAAACGAGGGTCTACGCACCCTTTTTCACGACGTTTACAGACGGTCCTTTCCGTTTCGGGGGGGCGTTTCGATCCGAACTGGATACTGCCCTGGGGTTATAGTACCGTTGGTGGTATTGCCAAAACGCTTGTGAACCGACCCTGAAGTTTCGACGGATAGGTGCTTTGTACCAAAACACACAATCTGTAATGCGGTTTGACTTGCTCGTGTTATCCAGGACGAGACACTCGTAGTTTTCGGTACACGCGTCCATGACTTGACAAAACTGATCAAAAGTTGGGAACACGCCGAAGAACGCCTTGTACAAATTCTCGCGGTTCTGACGGACGTTGTCTCGAAGTGCAAACACGTAGTCCACATTGGTTCGGATCATAGGGGTCATATCCATACAGTACTGAGTGGTCATCATGAAAAAGATCTTCCAATGGCGTCCATTCATAAAGAGTTGGCGGATACACGTATCGCGCATAAAGCTTCTGTCATACATGCAATCGTCCATAAGGACAAAGACGGGCGAACACTTTCCGACGGCTAAGAGTTTCTTTTGACGGTCAATCAGACGTTCAAGTGCATCTTTGTTATAGTCTCCAAACACGAAGAGGTCCGGGATAAACTGTTTATAGTATCCGTTTCCTTCTTCGGTTCCTGACATGGCAATACCGGCTGGTAAGTGTTTTTTGTGCCACAGGATATCTGTCACCAGTGTTGACTTGCCCGTTCCACGCTTCCCTATGAAAACGCACACCTTATCATCAGCCATTTTCGAGGGGTCAAACTTTCTGAGCTGAAGACTCATTTCCTCTTATTTCCGTGTAAAATTCGAGGTGGCCTGGGGCGCAAAGAAACCACTTGGGCCCGCAGGGTCCAAGTGTGATCAGACATTGTCCTGAAGGTTTACAAGGGGCCTCCCGGTCGGAAAAGATCGTGAAAAAGGGGCGCTGATGCGCCCCCTATTCTTTTCCCCGAACTTACTAGAGATGAGTGCCGGCTACATTCAGCTGGTGGCACTTGGACAACAAGATGCATACCTTTCAGGGGAACCTCAAATTACGTACTTTTCAGGTGTTTACAAACGACACACGCCATTCGTCCTTGAAGCGTATGATATACCATTTAACGATCAAATTGTGACGTATGGAGGAACATCGATATGTCGCATACCACCGAAAGGGGATCTCATACGAGGTCTCACACTCAAACTGATTTTACCAGCCTTGTACAATCCGGGAAGCGACTGGACTTGGCCTACAGCACCTACCGTTGCAAACCTTCCTGTCATTTGGGTCGGTCTTCGAAACGGAAGTACCGTCGGGCCCGTTCGTGCTGCCTATTCACCGTACTACTATACGACCAACGTCCAGTACCAAAACTGGTTCACACCGTTTACAGGGCAACTTTTCACGGTTCAATATATTTCATCCACAAATTACTTTCAATTTTCAAACGTCTCGAACGTTATCGTCTCAGGTGCAAATCTTGGGACGAGTTCTTCAGGAACGTTTTGGGGGTTTGACCCCTTGAATTATACGAGTACGGACCCAACGGGGAACCTGATATACACGGCAGGGACGTCAGGTATCATCACACCAGACTTTACGCTTCAACAGGCTGGCTGGATTCAGGCCGTCGGTGTTCTCCCCAACCCCTTGACCGGTTTGTACCTTACTTTGAACCAGTCGTATCCTTTGTCGGGTCTTCAGTTCATAAACTTTTCAGCGACGAGTTCGTCTGGTGCATATTGGACCCTGTATGATACACAGAGTAGTGCATATACAGTTACACCCGGTGGGTGTCTCCAGATTCTCCAGGTCGGGTACTATATTGTTCGGTTCGGGTTTAACCTTGGTGTAGGTTCCATTGCAACCGTAAGCTACGGTACAAGCACGTCGGATGGACAACCGACAGGAACTCCGACGTTTACGTTTACGTACAGTTACACCGTGTCCCCCGACCCGTCAACACCGACCGTCATACCCATTAACGTCACGTCTCCAGGTCTCTTTTACTACTTTTACGTCACAACCACAGGTGTTCAAGCCCTTCTCGGAACCTACGTGACCGTATATCCTGCCACCGACTTTTATACGTTGACCAGTAACATCTCCAGTATTGTTGGTCCGTCTTCCGCGACCACTCCTTTGCCACTCACGAGCAACATATCACCACCCCAAAACGGGTCCTTGATTTTTAACACGACAAATTCTACTTTCAAATTCTTAACAAACGGTGAGTATCTCGTCACGGGTGTTTTGAGTCTTTCGGCAAGTAGCGGTCCAGAACCATACGTGAGTAACGTATCTTTGCGTGAAGGTGCAAACCTCGTCTATACCTATGACATGTCCGTCCAAGGTCGGAATCCTACGTTCGCCTTTTCCATGCCTGTCGTTGCAAATACCGCTCGAAATTACTTTTTGACCGTTGCTTCGACCCGAACCTCAAACATTGTTGCCGGTTCCTATTTCACTTTTGAACAAGTTGGTGTTCTTTCCGATACCATTCCATCCATCATTCTTCCATATAACGGGGCACTGTTTCAAGCAAAAAATGTCGCCTTAACAACCCCCCTGAATCTTGCGACAAATTTCGTTTCAAATACCAACTCGACCATCATAACAACAACTCCCGGAGGTTTGCTTCAGTTTTCACAGGTTATGACGTACATGTTGACGGGTGTTTTTTACACGTCATCTCCAGTCACGAGCGTATCCATTGCCGGGCAAACCTTTCCTTTGAGTCTTGGGTTCTCGTCAAATCCGCCATATACAATCTCCGTCCCGTTCCGCATTACAGACACGACCCAATCATACCCTATAGTCGTCACGACCGTTTCAGGGTCTGGAACCGTCAATTCAAATTCGTACATTTCCGTTTCGTGTCTCGCCTCAAGCAATCTCACATCCAAGGTGGGCACAATCTATAACTATTACGACTCGGTCGGAAGTTTAGCTATTGTTTCTGCAGATCTCAAGGTTGGTGGTCAAACTATACAGAGACTTACGGGAGAATACATAGAACTTTGGAACGAACTCAATGTTCCATATGAGAACCAACCTGGTCTTCAGCTTTTAACAGGGAAATATGATATTAAAACCAGTGTTGGACCACCCGGTCGAACCTACTATGTCAACCTCCCGTACTATTTCTTTACAAAACCAGAATTGTCTTTGCCTATTGTTGCCCTCGATCGCCAAGACGTTGAAGTTTGGGTCACGTTTAATAACTTTTCAAACTTGACATCATACTCAATCACAAACCCAACACTCCAAGCAACAATCATCACAGAGTACGTATACTTGTCCAATCCCGAAATTGCATGGTTCCAGAACCATCGACTCGACTATGTTATTACCCAGTGTCAATACGATCAGTTTTTGCTTGCACAAGGGTTTACGAACGGTATTTTCAAACTCGACTTCAAACACCCAGTCAAGGAACTGTTTTTCGTCATCCAACCAAGTGGAAACGCTCCGTACGACTATTCAGGGAATGACCTATCTAGTCTCGGACTTACATATAACGGTGAAGATGCCTTTTTAGCCTCGTCCATTAACAGTTTGTATCTCGGGTCTATCGAGCCGTTTAATCATCACGACAACTTTGGAAGTATTCCTCCATACTCAACAGTTCCAGGGCGTCAGTTTTACATGTACGCCTTTTCGACACAACCTTCCAACGTCGTTTCGTCCGGGTGTATCAACCTCAGTCGTATTCGACAAGTTCTTTTGGAAGTGAACATAGCAAACGCATCGGGCTATTACCCTGCCAAGTCTTTGCGCATCACTGCCGTGAATCAAAACGTACTTCGGATCGAGAACGGTGTTGCGGGTGTGATGTTTAGTTAGGGCCCCATAGAGCCTCGTCCAACGTCTGTGTACCCATATCAATTTTTAGTTGTGCTCTTTCAGATCTCGGTATCTGTTTCAAGTGTCCACATATTGCCGCCTTTGTGTCCTTATAGACATCAGACTTGAGAAACGCATTCATCATACCAACTTGATACGTCTCAGTTCGAACAAAGTCCCACTTTCCCGGACCTTGTAAAATATCTATTTTGTAGTTTTGAAACCGAGGCCATTCGCGTTCCAACAGAGGTACGACCCTCTCTTGAAACACGGTCTTCCAGAAGTGCATAACAAACACGCCCGGAGACGTTACCATGACTCTGTTCCCATCCTTGAACCAGATTTCATGGAGTTTCGTGTTGGGCCACACGGCAAACTTGTTCTTCTTGAGCAAGTACCCAAACACAAACGATGCAACGTGCTTGAACCGTATGTTTGTATCAAGAGCTTCCACGAGACCGTCGAGTGGCATATCCTCCATATTCTGTATCACGCTCTTTGCTTCACGGGTCACGGTGCGTTTTTCATTACACTGGTTTTTGCGCTTCGGGTTCATATGTGAGCGAAGTTTTTCCATGGCTTTTGACGGATACAAATCATGACTGAACTCCCGGCCGCACTTCGGACAACTGATCGTCGCCATCCTTATCAGTCACCAGAGAAAAAAATTTCCCAACTTCCCCCGGGGTCAGGAGCCCGCCTGGGGTTTTTTGGAACTTGACGACGGGTCCGAGCCTCGGGTCACCAATCTCGAGTTCCTGAGTATGCATACGACACAAGCCAGTCACGAGACATGCTGTCTGATCACACCACGTCACTGAACAACTCATACCTCTAACAGGCTGTATGTCTTTTATTTTCCTTCCTAAATTCCTAAGGGGGGTACTAGGGTGGGTGTTTAAAATAAGTTATTGACGTTTCCAAAATTCTAAAAGGGGTATACCCTCTTAACTTTTTATAATACCCATATGATGTTTTGCCACTTGACACCCTAGACCCCCCTTAGGAATTTTGGAAAAAAAATGGTAGACAGGCCGACGGTGGGCGCGAGGGAACCACAGGTTCCCGAGTCAGGGACCTTCCCAGGTAGTGTTTAGGAGCGCCCTTCGGGCGCAATTAAATGCTACGCATTTGATAGAATGGCCGGTCGCGCAAGTCTTGCGTACCTCGGTCAGGAGGATTTGGCACTCAGTGCAGATCCTGAAGTCACATATTTCATCGAAAAATACGCAGGGTCCACGCCATTCAGTCAGCGTGTCGATCGCGTCATCTTCGATGAAGCTGGTGTGAATTTTGGAACAGAAAACCACATTACCATTCCCAGGTCCGGTGATCTCATGACGGACATGTACCTCTTTATTCAAATGCCTACCGTTCCACAAAACGTCTCTGTCCT